TCGCCGAAGAGTTGAGTTACTAATGCATCCAATTCTGGCAGGTTACTTAAGCGGCGCTTCTCTTCGATCAACTTTGCCAGAGCCTGCACATCCCAGTGATTCGGATTCTGACGCGCAAGCAGAGGCAAATATTCTGGATGTCCACAGCGAAGAGGCGTTACAGATACAGGAGGAGGATCAGAGCATGGTTCAACCCAAGGACTCACTTGGCCATCCTTGCTGCCCATTATGGTCTTCCAATTGTGGTTGTGAGCATCGCCATCATCGTTACCGAGACCAGCACGACCTGCCCATGTACGATTGAATCTTTCAGTATCAGATCCAGTCGCCGCGACCCACTTACCTGTGGCTTGATCCCACTTCCAGTTGACACACAATCCTCGTGTAGGCGAACGGTACCGAAACACAGGAGATCTTTCAACGGTTTCCTCACTAACACTGATGACATCTCGTTGAGGGATAATCTCTCCTAACGGTCCTGGCCAGTACCAGCGACACCCCTGTGTTTCTAGGAGATGAGTCACTCCATTCAACGTGCCCCACGACAGTTTCTTACCGTCATAAACGATAGGATAGGAAGATGTTGTGGTGTTATGTCCTGCGATGATAAGATCATCTTTCTCCCAGTAGATTTGGAATCCAGAGGGAGGAAGTGTGTAATCATTGCGCAGGATAATAGCAGGCGATACAACTTCTGTGCATATCGGCAACTCTACACCAGTCATACGACGAAGATGAATTTGAAGCTCTCGTGCTGCATAAGCTACGATTGGAGGATCATTCGGAGAGTAAACGATACTGTATGGACTTCCTCCTGCTTCAATGATGTTACGATCTCCGTGAGCTAGAACACAACACGGCAACATCAAAACTGCTAGTGTCATTGTCCTCACCACGTGAACACCTGAGAGTAAGTTTCTCAAGTAACTCATTGGAGTTGAATGAACTCAATCTCCCCAGATAATCCGTCCTGTGCCACCCCCGCCTGCCGCCAACTCTCTCCTCCACAGGTTGTTCCCTGTAGCCTGATAATCAATGGCATATGCATACGTCTCGTCGGTTCCCTGTGGCACTAGATACGATGAGCCAGACCCTTCTCCTGTTCCATGAAGCGTGTACTCTGGAGTGGCCGCTAACAGCACAGAACGAGTACGCCGTGTCAATCCACCGGATGAGACAGTTACAGCTCCTGTTGGTGAAATATCCAGCGTAGCAACCGTCCGGTTACTCCCTCCCCGAAAACTGCCGTCCGTAAGCACATCGATGCGTGTGCTCAACTGCGTATCGGCAGCCCAACACTCAGCAACTAGCCCTAAAGCCACCAATCCCGCAATGAGTCGTTGCATGTTAGTGCATCGTGCCCTCACCACCAAACCTATCCCGTAGGTACAAAATCCGAAGATCAGCAAGCAGCCAATCATGCGATTCCCTTTATCGAAAAATCATCACCTTTAACAAGAGCAGCCTCTGAATACGCCTGAACCGTCAGAACTCGATGCCTCCTATCGTTATATGCAAGAATTCCTCCTGGAACAATCTCGTAATCCCATTGAGAGTTTGACGGATTACACACATCAGAATTCAACCTAATCTTCAGAGGATCAGAAGCAGTCGATTTAACAGCCACTAGCAGTTTTCTCACTGGTGTTGAGAAAGAAAAAGTTTTCCCATTCTCCGCATCTATTGTTCCGCTTCCGGCAACAGCCGATTCCAGAGCAGCCATGTCTCACCTCACTGTCGAGGAGATCCTTTCACCACCACATTAGTTCCAAGCCCTGCATCACCATCAGGAGAATAGAGAGCAACTCTCGTTATCAGATGACGATTATCAATATACTCAAACGAACTTCCGGCAGCAATTTCTCCATCCCACTCATCACTCGAATCGTTACACACATCCGAATTAAGAGCAAAGAACACACTCATCCCTGCTTCTTGAGATACTGATATGATAACATGTCTCATCGGCTCAGAGAATTCAACTAGAACACCGTCTTCATCATCAATGCTTCCTGAAATCTTAGTTGCAATCTCAAAAGCTCCGAGATATGGATTGAGAGGATCATCAATATCAAGAATCTTCAACTCAATCGCTCGAATTGCTGATTTGACTTTCTCCCAATCAGCCTGAGAAATGAAAGCTGCTGAGTGACTAGAAGCTGATTTACCAAATGAATCAACTGCAGACGGGAATGCTGTTGACATCTCAAACCTCTCAAAACAGAGTACACACTAGGGGAAAGTATCCCCTAGTGTGTATCTCCTCTCAGATACTCACCTTTCTCCGAACAACTCCTCACCAGTAGTCTCTGATCCTGTCTCACAATCAACTTCACACCAGGTTGAACACCCAGGACCTGTCGGTTCGATAAAGTTCGGAAGAACTTGATCTTCAGGATCTTCGATTGTAAAATCGACTCGACCTGTTCCAAGACTGTAAACTAGAACTCTCATATACCTGCCAGAGAGAGAGACAGTGATGTGTTTCTGCCCTCCAGGAACAAGAGGATTCGAATTACAATTGTAAACTGTCGTCCAATCTTCTCCGTCGTTCGACGTTTGAACATGGATGAAAACGTTGTGAGTACATCCTGCATCGAGAGGATTTGTTGCTGGATGAATGCCAGGGTCAGCTTCAGCAACAAATGAGATCTCGTGATACTGATAAGCAGGATCTCCGACGTAATCTTCCCTCTGAAAAGCTACAACGAAGTGATAAGGAACAAGCCCGACACAACGCTTCTGGCGTGAATATCCAATTCCCATTGTATTTTCTCCTTTCTTGAAAGTCTACTCTTCTCACAAACAAACATTACCACCCCTACAACAGGAATGGGACATCTCTAAGTATCACATAGTGACCTCCTTTCCTCAACACTATTATTGTGAATCACTCTAGAAGAGGTACTAACTACAAAAGAAGAGAAAGAATGCAAAAGTGCCCTCGAGATTGATCAATTCTCAAGAAGTATCTCTCACCAAACAGCTTGCTGCAAACAGGGTTGATTCCTTCAAACATCTTGCAGAACAGATCGAGATTATCAATATCTGCTTTATGTTCGAAGATGATTGCAATAGGAGTAAGAGTTTTATAGTTCTCTACGATGCAGAACTCATCCTCTTCAGCAAACAAACGTCGACTAGAAAGAGTCTGCACAACCTTACACAGAGAGCACTTCTTTGAATACATCAGATGTTTTCTTTAGCTTCACATAGACATTGAGCAAACCTCACGAAGTTCTCCTTACACATTTCAAATCGAACATCACCATAGTGAATGTGAACAACATTCCCCTGAACTTCCTCAACAACAACACAAATCTCTTCTGGAGTATCTCTTATCAACTCATTCATCAGTAGAATATCTCCTTTTCCATAAGGAGATCCAATCCCTATCCACTTTGCAACAGCAGTAGAAAAATTCTTGAGCGCAATTCTAAACTGACTGAGATCAAAAACAACTCTCACATTTCTCCAATAAACATGGATTGTCTCAGCAGAAACGAAGCGCATCATTGCCGACCATCGTTCAAGAGGAAGTTTCTTCTCAGCAAGCACTCTTATCGTTTGACCCATTGCTTAATCCTCAGAATATTTTCTTTCATCAACTCTTTGTGATTCCGAGTAAAAAATTCAAACAGAGAAACAAATGAGTCAAAAGGAATCTCTCCTCTAAATCCACACTCCTCTAAAATCTTACTACTCGAAAACCTAGCAAAAACACACCTAGCTACAACCACTGGATCGAATTCTTCTTGAGAGTACATATAACTCAATCCCATCTTCAACGCATAAATCTGAAGCATCTTGTAATTAACAATTGGAAACCAGATCTTCCTTCCTCGAACGCAATCGACCAGATTGTTCATTGAGTCAGAATCAGAAAGAAAACTATAGTACGGTTGTTCATTTCTACAGGACCAATCTGTAACAATCAATCCAGAAGGACCGACGAGAATATTGTCAGGAGTCAAATCGTTATGATGCACTTCTCTTAGTAGATTTGAAATTGCTTTGATTGTTGTATTTCCAAGCCTCTTATCAAGAGAGTTTCCTGCTCGATAGAAAAGAAAATCACCTGCCGGAGGATATGAAAAAGTCAAGTACCCTTCGTCATCTATATCAATTATGTGTTCGAGACAAGACGGATGCTTGGCAGAAAGAGATTGAATGAATGTAGCTGGAGAAGATCTTCCAAACAAAACACTTCCGAGCTTGTACTTGGCATAGTGCTTGTAGACAAGAAGACGATCAGACTTTATAGCATAAATATCACAATCAAATCCACAGCGAAGAAGATGAACAGGACCTCTCGATTTGAGGATGTAACTCATACATTGTTATACATGAGTGTGAAGAAAAATCACAGATAGAAAAGTACTTCTCGGCCTGTTGTTAAAATCTCTTGCACTGTCTGAACAGAATACTCAAGAACAGCTCTGAACTCTTTGCTACCAATCTCGTATGATTTTCCCTCTATATGGACAATATATACCTCTTCGATCTTGCTCGTTCAAAATCTTGTCCGCTGCTTTGCCAATGTTATCACTCATCGATCTTATTCTCCTCAATGTTCTGCTTCGCTAACCGATACAGTTCTATCAAAGTTCCATCACTGATGACGTATCCATTGAACTCTATCTTAAATGAAGATCCATCAGGCTTTGTTACAATCGACCCAGAAGGAACTCGATAGACTTTCTCACTCGAAGAGAGGTAAACGACCTGAGGAGTGCAAGAGCAGGTGAGTAGGAGAAAACTAGCAACAACCACACTAACAAGTCTCACTTGAGTCCTTAGCAAAAACTGCGTCCGAAAAGCTCCGAAGCACTCCATCAACTCCACCATAAAACCCCTCTACACAATCCCATGTTCCTTACTTATCTGAATGATCTTCATTGCTTCATCATACCACTCTTTGAGTGTTGCTGCACCTTCAAGAAGATCATCAAGCGAAATACTGAATCCAGAAACACTATTATTTGGATATGGACCAGCGGCAGAAATCCGATACTTTCCGTTAGACATCCTCATGAGTCGAATTTCTAACAGTTCACCCCGTATCTCCATAACAGTATATGCATCAACACTCACCACATCTGCATCGTTATTATCCCATCCTTCTCCTTGCTCGTTCAGAATCTCATCCACTGCTCTATCAACTTTTTTGTCAATCATTCTTCTTCTCCGAATGAATTAGATCCGAAAGTTCTCTCGCTACTCTATCTTCATCGCCTTTCGCAACTGCGTCCGAAAAGCTCTGAAATGCTTTTTCAACTCGATCGTGAAGACTTCTCCTCAACTCTGCTTGATCAGCCTTCTCTCTGAGGTAGAGGCCAACCATATCAAGAATCATCGAAAGGAAAGAGATCCACTTCATGGATTAACCGCAACCCAACTACTCTTCTCAGTATCCCAGAACCTTGTAAGGACTATCAAGTCTTGTCCTCAGAATTAAAATAGAGTCGGTTGACCGACTTCTCCCAAACACTCTACTAGTGACAACCCTCTTTCCTTGCAGTTAGGACACTCTGGTTTGAAATGCTTCCTTTCAGGAAACTGTCGAGTAATGATCAATTCCCAAAGATGTCCGCAACAAGTCCACTTCATCACGAAATGATTCTTTGAAACATTTCTAGTTAGTAGTGTCGATTCCATCAAAACACTCTCTTCTTCAGATCTTGTCGAGCCTTAGAATCTCTTCAGGGGAAAGACTCTCCAAAGAACAAGAAGATCTGAAATCATAAGTTGATAGCTCTCTAGCATCGCTATCTCCTGTGAGTATTCTACATCCTGAGGATGTTCAAACACATTTCACAAAAGAAAATCGCTAGATTTTACTCTAGCGATTTTCTGACAGCAAGACTCTCCCAACCAAACCTCTCTAGCTATTCCTTGATCTTGAGCCTTGCTCTCGATGTCACTCTTGGAGACCTGAACGATACTTAGACCATAGGCAAATCCTCCTCTGCTAGACTGCCTACAAGTACCGACATACCTATTATACATACACGACCAAGAACCAAGCAATTCAAAAAACCAGACTGGACTGCTTGTGAGTATCGATGTATCTAGCACACACAGCAGAACCAAAAAGCAAGGAAGGAGAGACGTTCTCTCCTTCCTAGCGGTTCCGAGCTCACCACAAGCCTCAACACATTATACAATCACTGTCGAACAACTACAACGTTCTTTATCTGTTTTCCCCATTTCAATGCTTCTCCATGAGACGGCATGAGAAGATCTATCTTATCATACTTCAGGATTCTCTGAGGAATCTTGGTAGTCCCAACCTTCAACCCCTTTGGTAGCATCGCTCCTGCCTCTCTGATAGCTCCTCCTCGATCTTGAACTTGTGCCCATCCATATCCCTCAACATACATCTGAGTCCCAAATGAATACTTCTTGGGAGCAGCAATCATCTTTCCTTGGGCTTTCTTTCCTGATGCTGTGATTCCTCGCGCGTACCTACCACAACACTTTTTACAAGTACAGTAAGCAGTAACTTCCATCTTCACAGTTTCAACTCGTTGCAAGAACTGAATCGAAGACACAAACAGTAGAGTAAGCACAATGATACTCCTTCCAAGACTATCTACATTATATCAACTCATAAAAACACAGGCAGAAATATCCACAATTTCTGCCTGTGGCGCGGAGAGGAGAGTAAAACTTCAGAAACTAACAGTTCTGACAACTCTGGAGAAACTTCTGAAGACTCTGGAGTTTCTCCAGAGTAGTCTTCTCAACCGGTTGGACAGCAGCCTTCTGAGTATACTGAATGAGGAGAGGAAGAAGCTGCTGGCCAAGAGAAACAATATTGTTCACCAACTCGGCGGTACTCTCAAGCTCAGTGATTGCCCGAGTCACTTCCGGAAGAACTTCTGAGATCATTCGATCTCGATCAGCATACCACGCTTTTCTCTTAGCTTCGAAATCGGAAGCATCAATAGGGTTAGCTGCAGGACCTAAATCGTATAGATCTTTCGGATCTGCCATGATTGATCTCCTGTGTTAGTTAGAATGCAAGAGGAATCAGCGGAGCCGCCGTAGCTCCTACACCCAGCATGAAATGAAGCGCCGAATTCAGCGCTCCCTTCAACGATTCTTTAGCCTTCTGAGCATCGACCTCTTGACTGTAAACCATCTGGTCAAATGCGTACTTATCATCTACCATCTTACGATAATCATTCGAAACTCGAGACCATACTGCTCTAGATTCAGCAAGTTTCTTGTACGCTTCATCCCTTCGTTTCAACATATCAGCAAGTTCTTCAGGAGAGACCTGGATTACTCCATTCACGGTATTTGCTTCCCTCCAAGCCTTGTCTCTCTCTGCAAGAATCATCTCTTGAAACTGATGCTTCTGAGACGCTATCTGATCGGCCGAATCTGCGTAGGCTTTGGCAGCAGCTCGATACAGATCCGAATTTTCAAGAGCTTGTCTTCTCATGTTCATCAACGCTTCATCAGCAGTCGATGCACAACCAGAGAAGATCACCAGTGTAAACCCTAGAACTACTCGTTTCAGCATTGCAGAACCTCCTATCTAGTGTACCTACTTTAGTATACCAGATTTTCAAACACACACGGAAGAAGTTTAGAAAACTCCTCTAGAATCGAAGAAAAAATCATTCGAATCTGCCACTGAGAATGTTTATTCAACGCTCTCTCCTTAAAAACATGCCTCCACTGCCTCAAGTTGAAGGTAGCAACAATCTCTGTCTTCGTACAGTTAGGAAGAACGCTTCTCGCATCCTCTGGAGGAATTCCTCTCTTTCGAAGCTCAACATACTCAGAATAATCCAGAAATCTCCTTCTAATCCACTCTAGAAGGAAGGGCTGAGGAACAAAAGGTTCTACAGTTTGCCCACAAATCTGATACAGATCTCCTTTGAGCAAGTTGTTCTCTTGAACTATCAAAAATCCAAACACACAACCAGAGCTGTTCGAGATAGAAGGAGGACAGATAATCTGAAATCCTTTGCTTGAGTAATCACAGAATCGTTGAGATTCCTGTAAATAACTTGCAATCCGATGTCTCACTAATTGATGACTACACGATCGGTCACAGATAATCTTAACTGTAACTGAACAGTGTTCTAACACCGATTCATGTCCTCGCTTAATAATCCTCCGAACGAATTCATCAGCAGATTGGCTAGTTATCCTCTCTTCACTCTTGTAGCAGACTCTTCCCGCAACCTCTAAGGACACAGGAAAACATCTCATCCAATCAGAAGGAGTCATGATTTCAAACGAAGGACTAACAAGAGAAACTGTCTCTACAATGAGCTCTCTCTTATCACTTTCATCTAGAAACCTACTCATCTCCTCCGTGAGAGCTCGACACCGCTCTTTAAGGGCAGTATCTTCTGTCGAATCACACTCAACTTTAACTTCTCGACCTACTCGAGAGAAAACAGCAGTTCCCAGTTTCGGCAGACACATATACTGAGAGGTTGAACCATTACAACACTTGTGGATAAATGCAGAAAGATCTTCAGAAGGGGCTCCTCCTGAGATAACGAGATGAGCAAAGAGAGTCTTGGCTTCTTCAGGACGTAGATTGTTCACTTGTCTCTCCTTCTTCTACGCAAGCACTCACCGCATCTAGAACATTGTTCAAATCTTGAAGCTCCAGAGAATTCTCTCTGTGACGACTCAGAACTTCAAGAAATCCTGTTGATTGCCAATCGTGGTTCTGCAACCTGAGCTTGGGTCGAGAATCAGAACACAACTCAATCTCACCATTTTTGCGAATGATTTCTAGATGAGTTAACTCATGATCAACAAGGGCAACTCTTTGCTCCTCGCTCAAATAGTCACTCCACTGATCTTCATCGATTTCTATGATAGCATCATATGGAACAAAAACTCTCTCTTTAGGAGAAGTCAGCCGAGTCACCGCGTAAGCAGGTGATCCGCGACAGATAATAGCAGGACTCTCAATCTCTCCGAAGGAATTTCGAGAAGCTCGAGTAAAGAAAACACCAACCTTAACCTCTGCACAAACAAGCCTCTGATGATATTTTCCAAGAACCTGTCGAATGAACTCTTCTTCTTCATTAGAACAAGGTCTGTGCATCTTCGGCATCACATCACCTCAAACGTATTCTGCTTAACAGTCGAGCCATCTACACACGATATCTGAACATCCGCTTCTCTGAACCTAAGAGGGACGGATACCATGAAATGAAATATCTCAGGAAGATGCTCTCTAACTTTAGAGAGCGATCTCGATCTGTTCTTCTCAACAACTGAACTAGTGTAGATTTGCCCTCGATACTGTAGAGATGGAAGAAGACGAGTAATCAAATGATCAAAACTCCTCTCAGGATAAAATACAAACTCGAAGATCGACTTTCCAGTAGAAGTTCTCTGGTAATAGAATCCACAAATCTCGAAACCTAGAGAGAGAAGAAACTGATGATGAGGTTTGTTATCTTCAACGCACCCATCGTAGAAGAGTCTTCTCCCTTCGAGTAGTCCTTGGAAGACTACTGTGACATAGAGAGCCGATCCAACCCTGCGCCTCAGCCAGTTATCACCATCAACAGCCACGCGGCCAAACCTCATGATATGAGGTTGAGGTCTCGAAGAGATTTCACAGGCACCAATGATTGAGTTCTCCTCCACAGCAACGAACATAGAAGGCCTCTTAGTACTAATTCGAGACCGAATAGAATCAGTAGAAGAAAACGCACCTAACTTTCCAACAACATCAGGATGGTTAAAAATCCTCTTAATCCCAGAAACATCAGAAGCAAGAGCAGGCCTGATTATCATGCTTGAGAGACTACACTCCCTTCAGGTCGAAACTGAACAGATAGTGTTCTAGTTGCTCCTTCAATCAACTCATCGTTATGAGACACCATGATGATCTGAGCGTTGAAGGCTTCACAAATCTTGTGAAGCATCTCAACAACTCTAGAAGTCAAATCTCGAGATACGAACCTGAATGGCTCGTCGAAGAGAAAGATTGGACGACTTCTATTCGCCTGAAGGATCCATCCAGCAAATCTCAATCCAATAGAAGCCACGTCGATTACTCCTCCTCCAACCTCGTCTCGTGGATTGAGTTTTTCTCCTGATTTGACAATTGCTACTCGAGCCTCACTCTTCCCTCGCTTTACTTCATACTCAAGAGAAAACGAATACTCAGATCCGTAGACAGTCTCGAGACAAAGGGTAACAGCTTCCTCGATAAAAACCCGAACTTCCTCCAAAGTACTGATGATCACGGCATTGACGATGTCTCTCGCCTGATCAAGATTGGATTTCTTCTTCTCAAGATCCACTAACCTACCGAGAACCTTTGTTCGATTCTCCCTGATTGTTTGAAGAACCGCTCGATTGTAACTCAGAAAATCTCGATACTTAGGACTTAGCACTTTCCATCACCTGATCGAGGGATGCCTCAATCTCAGCTACTTGATTTTCGAGCTGCTTGATTACTTCTTCGTACTCGGCAATCAACTTCTCAGCAGCCTCGACAGTCGATACACCAAACTCAGTTTCGAGCTGCTTGATGTAGTTGTCTCTGTTATTCTCGAGAACAGCCTTTTTTGTCTCGAGACGTTTGATCTCCTCAGACGCCTCCTTCAACTTCTTAGATAGAGCTTCGATCTTTTCCGAAGTGTTCACTCACTCACCTCACCAACATTTGGACCCAATCTTCGTCAAAATCAACGAACATCTCAATCACTCTCTCTCCTCTACCTCACTTAGGATACGATAGATCTCACTCCGAACTCCAATCGGAGTTTGATGTGTTTCGAAGAACCTAACGAGATTGTCTCGAAAACTGACACTCATCTGCCCTTCTGCCCTTAAACGTTCTACAAATGCAACAACAGATTCGTTGCAATCAGTCGGATTTTCTTCAGAAACAGTAAAGACCTCCTCACTAGGTTGATAGCTAATCTCAATCACCTCGAGAGATTTAGTGTTTGTATCGTAAACTTGGACTTGAGGCCTCAAATCGCGATCTCTTGTATTCAACCGAACAAGAGCTCCACAGTTAGTGATAGTCCTACCGTCTTCTGTAGAAGTAAACGGATAGTGATAATCACCACATAAGATCAACTCATACCCACTGTGATTGTGGCAGAACGATTTCGGCCGAATAGGTTCATGTCCTGGATAGAGGGGACGATCACCAATCATAGCATGAATAACGAGGATCGCTCTCGAGTTTCGCTCAGGAGTAGGAATATCCTGTCCCCAAGAAGCTCCATAGACAAGGATGTCCCCAAGCTCTCTAGGTTTGTGCCCCAATCCTTCATACACTCCAGAGGCACTGAACACGTTAACAGCACTTCTCTCGACACTCTCGAGGTTATGCATTGACACATCGTGTTGGCCAAGAACACACCACGGAACAACACCTCTCTTCTTGAGTAGATCAATATATCTCGCCATCAGGAAGTTTGGAGGCCTGGGCGAATCGAAGAAATCACCGGCCTGAAGTAGTGCAGAGCACTTCTTATCGTGATAAACTTCGAGCACTTCAACAAACTTACGAAACTGAGTCTGAAAGAAATCATCTTTGCGACTCACAGGTCCTCGATAACGAAGGTGAAGATCACCTAAGAGAAGAATCTTCATCTAAACACCTCATCACATGATTCTTACGATCGTCATCAAGAACGGCGTTGCAGAGAGGACAAACTTCAATCTGCTCCAGAAAATCTTTCCGCTGACTTCTTAAGTGATCAAGTGACTTCTCACACTCACAGAGACTAGATTGACTCTCTCTGATCGACATCACCAATCTAGATAGACTTCGATTCTTCTTGGTGACCTCACTGTAATCATCTCTGATCTTCCCTAGAGAAGAAAGAGAACTAATTAACATCTCCTTCTGCCGAATACTGCGCTCGGTAGAAGAAAGAGCATCAAGAGAATCCTTCAACTGCCTAACGAGAGATTCTAGCCTCTGCCGCAACTTCTCAACGCTAGAGAGATCTCCAGAGACAACTAAGATAGGACTGCATATCGATTCAATAGCCCTGCTACGATCCAAATCTCGACACACGCAAACAAGAGCATCAACACACTCACTCAGACCGGAGCTCAAAACCTTTAGGCGGCTTAGTTTTCTACACCTTTCTTGATGACTCTCTCGAATCTCAGTAAATCGACTCGAAAGAGTTTCAACTGAAGAGAGCAGCTCCACCTTTCTGTTGATCTGAAACAGAGAACTCTCAACAAACTGGAGGTCCTGAATACACTTCTGAATCCTTTCTTTCTTCTCCTGTGATTCCTCCTTCTCCTTCAACAACTCATCCCCTCTATCGATGAGGAAAGAGAAATCATCGAGAGCCTGGAAGATAGGTTTCTTCTCCTCCTCTTCTAGTCGAGCAATTTCGCCCTTCTTCTCCTCAATCTCTTTCGTAAGCTCCCTCAACTCAGAAACGATCCTAGCCTGAACTTCGCTAGCATCTTCTAGTTTTGTGATTGAATTGATGTAAGAAGCAACTCTTCCTGGAGAATCAAGAACCAAGAAGTGCTGATCAAGCTGATGCTGAACGTTGATGTCCGCTATCCCAAGCAACTCAACCACTTCTCTGGGAACGTCAGATCCAACCGCAGTAAACTCCTGGCCGTTGACATAGTAAGAATTTCTTTTCGTCGTTTTCTCATGGACGATAGAAACCTCCTCTCCGTCTCTATCCACAATCAACTCAACACGGCAAGGAGAGTTAGCTCCATTTCGAATAAATGATGTACCAAGAGGTCGATTAGTTCTAACCCATTCTATAGCTCTCAGAATCGCGCTCTTTCCGGAATCACTAGAACCAACAATCACCGTATCCTTGTCACTGAAGTCAATAGTAGTATCTCTATGAGATTGAAAATTCTGGATAATAACTCGCTTGATCACTTCCTACCTCTTGTTAGTATCCTCTCGCCTTCTTGATATTTTCTCGAATGTCCATGAGAAGCAATCCAAGCTTGTTCTGCCCTCGACCGGACCAGAACGTTGGTACTGAATCATCTTCAAACAAGACAGCCTGACCCGTTGAAATCAAAACCCTTCGACATCTCCTATTCCGGGTGAATTTCGCCTCGAGAGCCTTTCTCATAACGTCTTCTCGAATACTATCCCAGTCATCTCGGAGCCTGATTCCAAATAGACCAATCCTCTTCGCTTCTACAGGAGTTTTCGCTTGACGGATAAACTCTTGAATTGCTTCATCTGTTGACTTCTGTGCTTGATAGTAATGTTCTACAGACGGCCAATCCTTTCCGTCAACGTGGATTTTCACTGGATAGAAGTTACTCAACGGTCCGTACTGGCCGTTGATTCCCCAGAATCTGATTACAGTTCGAAGATTCAGATCATCAATTGTTGGAACACGCTTTCCGTATAGACCTCTAGATCTCTCCATTGTTACACAATACTACGAATGAGAACCACTCCTGTCTAGATCCCGATCCGAATCTCCAGAATCTCGATCACTTGGATAAGGTTCACTAGAGTTCTCCGCAAGAATCTAACTACGTAACAGATAGAAAAACAAGATCTGATAGCAACTTCTCCTTCGCCTGATAGACAACATCCTGGATAGAGCTGTGCACGAAGGTGTGCGAAGTTCCCCACTTCTTCTCCTCAACTTGGAGCATCCATTTCCCCTGGCTTCCTACTATACGCACCGAGTAGTACTTCGCTGCCAGAATCTCGATCACTTGGATAAGGTTCACTAGAATTCTCCGCAAGAATCTAACTACTTAACAGATAGAAAAACAAGAGATGTTCTTAGACATCTACTACTCTCTGTGAATCAAAAGGTGACAGATTCTGCCGTTCGCAATCGATAATCGCGCGTTCCATATTTTCCTCCACATCACATTATATCTACTCACTTGAGAAAACTAACATCACACACAACAACATCGCTAAGTACTTCAGCAGTTCCTTAGAAGTCATCCTGACTTCCTCTCTCCCATCAGATTTCTTCTCCTTTCTAACCTTTTCAACCTCTGATCTGCCTTGTAGAGAAGTTTTACTTCTTGTTGAACAAGAGATCTAGGAGCATTCACTCTTCTGGCGTACAGCGTTCGAACCAATCTCCCCTCCAACAAATCTCTCGCATCCTCAATCAACACATCTAGTTGCTGAAGAGTTGGAGGTTTCGTAAGCCGTCTCAATCGGCTGAGAAATCGGAGATACAGAATTGTCTTAGTTTCCTCATCTAACACTCTCCACCTCTCCAGCAGGCCTTTCAACGTTAACTACATCGTCAACCTTCAACCCTAGACACTCAACCAACCGCTCTCCGTATCCTTCTGCAATCTTCGCCGTAAAAACAACGTCGCCTCCGTAGTACTTCATAATTTCTGGAGAGTCGTGAAGAACCTCAGAAGCCAATCCTGATATCGTGAGATTTACTCTATCCGGACCATATCCTCTGAATACAGAAACATGACTTATCAGAAATTGCTTCCCTTCTACTTCGATGTAGTTCATATAGAATGTTCTCCCCATTTCCTCCTACAACATGGACATCTCTCCCACAGCCAGTGAAAGCCAATCAAATGCTTCAAACCACATACACTGAGTAAAACAATGAAGATAGGTCTGAGAAATTCAATGGAAGAAATCCACATACTTGTCTCCTCTGAATAGTGTCTCCCTATACTAATTAATTATCACTGCATACACCTAGCCCTATTCGGTCCTTCATCTCCTCATGGGAAGCATCCCAAACCTCATGAGCACCACCAAGCCCTACCCAGTACTCCTGAAGCTTGCAGCAGAAGGATGTTGTCCCTTGGCGGGACGGATTACAAGGCTCGACCACGAGCCCATCTTCTGCCTCATACAACGTTCGGTCTGCCGTCTGCACTAGGCGGACAGTTTGACCATCGAGTACGATGCGCACAACCACCATGTATCGCCTCCTCCTCATCATCGTTCCAAAACACGTCTCAGCATTCTCATGTGTTTGAATACTACTAGATAATTACAACCCGCACATCTGACCATTACCGTGTATCTGAGTTTCACCAGATACCTGGATGAATCCAAAGATTCGAGCATACTCATACACCAGAGCAGAACCACTCACATGAGCTTCCCGATACACGTGAGCATGACCAAATACGCAAGCACGACCAGACACTTCAGCACTGTTGTACACACAAGCATCGTCATACACACGTGCGTGGTCAAATACACGAGCACTGTTGAATATCTGAGCTCTGCCAAACACTTGAGCGTCACCTTCTACGACGCTATAACCAGACACACAAGCGCCTCGAAACACGCAAGCATTCTCACGAACCTTAGCGTCATCGCACACACGAGCAGAATCATACACACACGCTTTTCCAGAGATGCAAGCATCTCCAGATACACACGCTTTCCCATATACGCGAGCATGATCAAACACACGAGCTCTACAGGTTATCCTGGCCTCGTCGAGAACTCTAGCCATACCATACACCACCGCGTTAGGCCCGATGAATGCTGTGTCCGCGACTGTCGCTGTGTTCTGTACCCATCCTCCTCCGTTTGGATGTCGATGCCAATCAGCCTCAACCAAACCTTCGCGATCAAGCACTCGCTTCAACTTCTTGAAAGTCATGATAGATCCTTTCTACCTATTCAGCAGAAGAAGAACCTCTCGAAACTCTTCACTGAGTCAATCGGTCCTTAGCAAGCTCAGCAAGCTTGACAAGATAGTCCAGACTCTCAAGAGCCGACTCATTCCCCTCGTACTCCTTGAGTAGCAAGTCGACTGCCACCTGAAATCGAATCAATCCCTGAGTAGCCATTCGACGGAGTGTTAGATCAGGAGTCTCCCAAGACTCGAACGAAGGACGACGATCTCCCATCTTGGCGAGAGTAACTATCAAACCTTCATCGATCGGAAAACTCTCAAGAGATTTTCCCCTACAATCTCCAACGAACATCACGTGAGCTCCACCAGGAGTAATCCCGTGATACAACACTCGATTCACAGCCTTCTTATTCACACGGCCGTTGAAATCACGATCCTCAGTTGACACTCCAGTAGACTTCAAACTCACTGCCAGAATTGGAATCCCATCAATGGTTCGTATCTCACCTCTAGAAAGATCAACACTTGTCTCCATCGTAACTCTCCTCTCTACACTACATTATATCTACTCACTCGAGCAGAACTCTCACTTCTGGAGATTTCTAAGAGTCTCCATCAAGTGCCTGAGTAAAACTCATCATATGTAAGAACTTCCCACTCCTCGAAGATCGCAGGAGTAATTGCAGGAGAAACACTCCTACCTAAAACTGGAAGAAGGGTAAACCCCTTTCGATTTCTCACCTCCTCACACACTACTGCACACTCAGAACCTCTCCACGAAACCGGTCGACAAACAAGCCTTCCAGGTTCTTCATAACAGCGTCTAAGAGCATCAACGGCGTTCATGACTCACCATCTCAAGAAACTTTCATCACATCTCAATCATGAGACAAAAAGAAAACATCAATACTCAAACCAAGTTACAAGGAACACTCGATAATCAAACGATCACTGTATTCACTGATAAAAACAAAAGATGAAATCAACTCTCGTACTACCATCTGAAGACAAACCTGATTATCCCTTACTCCTCGAGAACTTCACTAGAGCCTGAATCGCCTCCTCCTTGCTTGAATACTTTCCAAAACAGAGATTGGAAACTGTTACACATCCCCAATACACATCTTTCTCTTTATATGAGAGAACACATCCGATGAAAAGCTCGTTGTCGTATACACGATAATACGTTCTACTCTTCTCCTCAACCCGTACTGTAGAAAAATCTACAGAGTCAGTAGTGAAATCGAACTCTCCCTGAATCACAACACTCACTCCTCCGACGGCGTAAGAATAGTCTCAGGAACGAACATTCCCTCAGAAGGAAATGCCACTACTGAGACCTGCCTACCTCCCCGTACTTCTGATCCGCAGACCTTAGCACACGAAGAATGCCAGAAATAGCCTCTCTGAGAAATCACCTCCTTTGACTTCAACGCCTCTTCGTATGTTTTTCCGCATGAATCACACACGTGCATTAGAAACCTCCTCTCTTAAGAACGAATTTCTCGAAAATTGCCCACAGCTGATCCTTGGAACTGTCTCGAACTCCTGACCAATCGCCTTCGAGAACCATCTCCGGATAACTTGTCATGTTGGCGATTTCTTTCCTTGTCCATTGAGTGAGGTCTCTGATTGCTCCAAGAGGCAGCCATGCAGAGAATCTAACAGGCTCTCTGAGTCCTTTTTCAATCCTCTCACCACTGATAATGAGATCGAACTCATCGTCAGATTGCCTCTCGATCCGGCTGACTGATGCGTTGGTCTTCTCCAGATACTTACAAATTAAGTTCATTTCATTTTGTGTGATTATCATTGATTTCTCCTTTCAATACATTATATCTACTCAACCAACACTAACACCACTTTTCTTTGCCAAACAAAAAAAAACGATCGGAGAAAACTCCGATCGTTCGTAGAAAGGAGACCTGCACAGAGCAGGGTCGAGATAGTTAGTTAAGAACATAATCACCAGAGACCACAGAGTACCCTCTTACTTCAGCACGACCACTCACTTTGGTGTCGCCATACACTTGAGCATTTCCGCCTTCGTTCGGATGTCGACGCCACTCAGTCTCAATCAAGTTAGAACGATTCAATCTCTGCTTCAACCGTCTGAATGTCATCAGTATCCGAACCTCTCTCTATGTAAATTCAAACCGGATTCGTTCTGAATCCATTCCCATATTCTCAAATCCCACGAAGCAAACACTTCACTATGACTGCTATCTTTGAGATGAGCAAGCTCGTGAGCGAGTGTTCGAAAGATAGCCCAATCAGATAACCTTCTCTTCCACCAAACCTTCCCCTCCCGATATCTGAGAACAACCGCAACTACACCTCTCTGGCAGTAACACAACCCAGAAGCTCCTCCTGGATGAGGCCGCCTCTTGTGTTCTACTCTTGTTAGACAGAGACCAAACCGCTGAGCAGTACGCACAGCTATCTCTTCAACCTTCTGCATCAGTGCAACATCACTAGGATGAATCTGAACTAAATCTCGTCTCAGAGGCATCGGAAAGTGTCACCTCACAGTACCACAACTTCTACAGTACATTATATCTGTTCATCCTTAGTAGCTTTTGTCACATCTTGATAGCAGAACTTCCATTTGTTCTTTCGCAGTAAGTTTTCCACAATTCAAGAGTTCCAGAAGAATCCTGAACCCGAACCCAAGGTCGAAAGACAGAATCTATTTGCTCAAGGGAAGTATTAGAACCACCAGCAGAGATACCGAAGATTCTAGACATCCCTTCTGCAATCTTCTCCGCAGCAGACTTCAAATCAACACCCAACTCTCGCAACCGATTCTTCATATGACTGAACTTCTGGGTCCAGTATATTCCTACAAGTCCCCATCCCAAATCCTGAGCGATGATCAGATTCATACTATCTATACAGATTACGATACGTTCAACAACCTCGGTATTCTTTCGAGTTCTTCTTGTTCGAGAAGCCAGAACAGCAATCTCAACCACGTGAAACTCCTCGCATCACGCTCTCAACATAGAGTTGGCAATGCTTGTCAAGAACCTAAGAAGAATGATTCTCCTGGTTTGATTCTATCTGTGCAACTCTCTCTTGAGACTCAGCTCGATCTTTGAACAAGAGATAGATGATAATTGCACCTATTCCTCCTAGAATCATCGCCAGATTCTCAACAGAAACCTCAATTTCGTAGACTTCCTTCAGGATCCCACACACAACAGTAGCTACCGAGATCTGAAACACACGACTTGAAAGGAGTTTGATCCACTTACTCTTCATGACACTCTCCAATCTACTTTCTCATCAGGAAGCGGATTCGTAGGAATCCCTCTTTTCCTCTTCCAGGCATTTATCTCTGCCTGGATGATCCAATCAATTAAATCTTCCCTTCGAACCATCGGATCGTATCTCGAGTGCACTACGAAGTACTTCTCGTACTCATCCCACAGATCGAAGATACTTTTGAACTCAAGAACTTCTCTTCTTCTACGTATCCATTCACTCCTAGTCATCGACTCACCTGACAGAGTGATCTGGAAACAACTTGTTCCAAACATCCTTTGAGAATATTCTGACCTTCGATCCTTCCCTCAACTCCAAAGTAGAAACAACCCTAGAACACTGGCTACATGCAAACACTGGAGTAACCTCATCCTCTGATCCAATTCGGATGATATCTCCTCGATAGCCAGGACGAATATGCTCACAAACTGAAACGATCTGACTAAGATATGAACTCTCCATCGACTTAGAACCTTCGACGACAGTAGATACGAAAAACTGACAGAATGTTCCATCTCTTCCAAAGACGAATGATACTATGTTCTTCTTTGATGGTGCAAACTGAACAATACACCCAGATTCTCGTGCCTCGATTTCCAGATCTCCGAGAGGACTCGAGTACTTTCCAGGTCGAATTCTAACTAGAACATTCTCATCCACACGGAACTCCTTCAACAACATCTGTCGGGTGAAAGTAAATCTTATACACCTGTAGAGGATGAACTTGAGACGAATCACAGAAACAGATAAATTCGCCTTCTAAACACTTCAAGTGAGCCATTACATCTCTTCCCCAAGTACACCACTCTGAAGTGTTCTCTCCAACTCTAATCCGAAATCTTGTTGCATCGGAACTAACTTCAACTCGAGCATTCACTGTTCAATCCTGAGAAACCTTCAACTGAGGACTCTCTTCGGAGTCAGACAAAGAAAAAACGTATCGAGCATATCCTAAGACCTCTTCCTTCGCTCGCTGCTCCATTCGATCGAAGGCTCCTCCTATAACTAGAGATGAAAACTGAGGATTTTGTTTTAGAGCAGCCACGTTTCTCGAAACAATGGACTCCACATCTCTAATCAACTCCGCAGCAACGTCTCTTCGAATCTCTTCATCAGGAAGCACTCTCTTCAGAATAATCCGAACAGTTGATAGTAAACAAGGGGTTAGAGAATCACACTCAACACTGGCAGGGATAGACTCTCCCCTGCCAAAAGCATTCGTATACATACAATCACTCCATCAGAAGTCTCTTGGACTCAGATCCTTCAACAATCTCCTTCGGAGGAGGTTGATTCACTAGCTTTCCGCACTTAGAACAACACAGTATCCATCGTTCAGGAGTTTCCTCCAGCTTCTTAAACGTATGATCGCATGTAGGCTGATTGACAGATTCTTCTGACATTATTCGACTCCTTGCTCTCCCAGAAAAGGTCGCATCCGATTTCTAGTTCCGCGAGACGGATCTACAAATTCTCGAGACCATGTTTGCAGAGCTCCATGCTCGATCCGCTTAATCTCCTCAACAGTACAATCTAACTCGTAAGCAAGATGTGCAGCATCCGAAAGCCGAACATCTACAGGAGCAGAAACAGACATCGCGTGTGCTACCGTTCTCTCAAAGAAACTTCTGAATGATTCTTCAGGAGCACTTCTCCCAACAAAGAACTCAACATCTGTTGGATCGATGACAACATAAGCACCGTCACACTCGTAATCAAATTCAAGAACCAACTGAAGCACCTTCATCAACGAGAACAGCCTTGCAATCTACGATCTCGAAAGACTCGAGCTTGTCAGAACAAGTAGGACAAAGACTCACCTTATTCTCTCTAGATTTCACAATTTCAATAGCTTCCTGAGCCGAATCTGCTTCAACCTCGCGGTCAACTGTAGCTCCAAGGAACGAGAAAACACGCCATTTCTTCATGAGTAATCCCTCTCACGTTACATTATATCCATCACCGTTGGAATTCCTCCTTCTCTCTTGAACAACCGGAGGCAAAGGTCCAAGATTTTTCAAAGACAGACTTCGAATGCTTGGAGAAAAGACAAACTCATAAACGAGATTTCTAATCTGATCTTCAGTGAATGGCCTCAGAACCTTAGAGATTTCACTTCGAATAAGATCCGATTTGGAATCAATGATATCAACTTTTCCAGAGAGTGCATCCTGTTCAGGCGAAGATTCTCCTTCTCGAGCGACCACAGCGAGAAAAGCAGGAAGCCCTGCAATCTTAATCATGTAATCGAGCAACTTGTCACTTGAAATTCCAAGAGATTTCCCTATGTCTTGAACGATTGCTAGTGTAGTCGCTTTAGTTTGAAGCAACTGAGCTCTTTGCAACTCATCCAAGAAAGACACAGGAGACATATGAACAGTGAACTCGTTCCTTTCTAAGAGAGGATCAATTCCACACCAGACAAGATGTATCTGAATAATTCGAATGTATCCAACAATCACTGCTCTCTGAATTCTTCGAATCTGGCGAGCTAGTTGAATGTCTTGGTATGAGAGAGGTGAGTGTGCCGCCCAACCTCCTCGTGCCTCACTGAACCCAAGATAATCAGGGGGAATCTTCAGCCCTCCATACAATCTCTTTCTAAAGTAATCTACGTCGAGAACTCCTCCAACATTACTAGATCCATCCATCTTCTCTACGGAGATAGCTTCCTCATCAAGAAACAAATCATCATCCAGACTATAAACGTCGATATCGGAACGAACAGTTCCTGTCTCAGGATCGATGAGCATCTTCTTTCGAAACTGCTGCTTAATTCGGTTGAATGTTTCAAGACGCTCATCGGGAGAGAGTTGATCAAGTCCTCGAATCTTAAAAATCCACCGATCGGGAGCCCTTTTCATTCGATAGATTGCAAGAGATTGCTCCATCATCGACAGCTTTCGATACAGACGACGAACCGGAAAGATTACAGAGGTGCCGTACTTACTCCCTCTATCTCTCCCTAGAAGCCGAAAGTGAACATATGCCCATGGAGGAGAAAGAGATTCCTTATCATCACAGGCGACTTCTCCAAAAGAAAATCCAAGCAGCCTTCCTAGATCATCTTCGTGACGCCACATCATCTTAGGATCACGCCACTGGAGCTTCACTATCCCTCCAGGAGTGTTGTCTTCCTTCTTCTCTTGAAGAAGGGCTGAAAACGAATCTCCATACTTCGCAACTTCTCGAGTTATCGCAAAGATTTCATCTTCTGTCTCGAGATCTCGAAGCAGATCAGTAGCAATCCTCTGAATCTCTGGATTTTTCGACTCAACCCAAAGAGTTTTTCCTGTGTTGATATCAACCTGTGTAGCATCTTCTGCGAGAAGATCAAGAGCCGAGGAGATGATATCATCCTGATCCATCTCCTCTACATCTTTATAGATTGAGTGGCGGTCAGTCCCTAACTCAAGACTCTTCTTTGCAGCCTCACTCATCAATCCAGAGAGTTCAACGTAGGCATCCTTAGGAGGTCCTTGTGGACCTACAACTCTCGAAGCCTTTCCCTGCCCAAAACCAAAGATCCTCTTCAGAAGAGGAACACTTCTCACATCGAATGCCATAGAACACCTATCCTATCAAAATCGGCCCTCGACTCACCTTTGGATAGAGATCAATCACCTTCGAAGAGCCTTTCACTGCACCTGAACAGTGAGCACACACACCAACTACCGAATCAATCACATCATCGAAACCACCAGTTGGATGATGTGGTCGCTTATCTGAATCTTCGTCTCGTCGAATCTCAAGAATCTCTCTAATCAGAGGCTCGTAGTGATAGTACAGAACTCTCTGCTCAGAGAGGAGTTTTCTAAAGATCTTGTAGTGCTCTAGAGTAATGCTAAGAAGATGTGATTTTACTCCTGCCTTCATCAACCTCTGAATCGCCGTTCGAGACTCATATCTATCAAAAGTAACAGCTCCAAAACACACACCCATACCCTTCAAATCAAGAATGAACTGAGAAATCTGCTCGAGATCTACTTCAAACCCAAGAGGTGCCTTCAACCTGAGAATGAAGTCGTATACGATCCTATAATCTCCTTTCTCATCGATATCGAGCCTACCCATACTCATCCCGCATGCTTCGTTCGTAATCGCTTGATCAATGTGAACGTATCTCAAACTACCAGGAGAGTCTCTAAGTGTCCATTTCGATCCTTGAACAATACAGAGATTCTTAATCGAGAGATGATCGAGTATCTTCTTCTCTTTCTCCTTGTTGTGCCCTACGACTCTTGGATTGAATACGACATCTGTAATCTCTTCACAATCGAACGGATGCCTTCTCTTTGGATCAACGCAAGCATAGACACTGCTTCTACTCTGAAAGAAAGAATGAGCTCCTGTAACACTCACTCCTGCTATGTTCATCAGAGCTCCTTCGATATCTTCAGAGAAAGCAGCTCTATACTCGATAGGAACCTCTATCACCTTCTGATCAGTCACAATCTCATCTTCTTCTAGGATCCTCGAAGATCTAATCTCATCTCCGACAGCTACCTGAAACTTCTTTCCAGAGAAAATCTCCTTAGGTTTAGTTTCCCACAGAGAGAACGAAACAACTTTCGTAGTCTTCCTGAGATCAGGATCAGACTCTAGTTTTTTCATCTTCTCTTCGAGAAACGATGTCTGAGTCTTCCTTGAAGAGATTACAATCACGAGGCCAGGAACAACTCCATAGCGCATGTATCGAGAAATGAGACGTGTTTGAGCTTCTGTGTAAAGTTGATGCGCCCTCGTCTTCTGTGAATCGTCAGGATTCCTCTTGAAGAAGTTTGCCTCATCGATCATGAACCCGAGAAGATTTTCACCGAGAGCATGAGATGCAAGAGAACCTATGTCGTAGCGAATTCTCTTCGAAGGGAACCAGATTGGTTCATCGGGGCGCTTACATCTCGGACAGTATTTCGAGAAGTAAGGAGAGATATCAACGTAGTTCTTCAGGAGATCGTATCCGACATCGGCCTTCGTGAGTGTGATATTGAAGCAACCAAAAACAATCTTCGACCCAGGGAGAAGTCCGTAGAATTCTGCAGGATCTCTCAGACACGAAAGTTGATAAATCTTGTATGCAAGGCAGATTGTTGCAACAGTCGTTTTGCCTGTACCAATTGCACCTGTGAAAATGAGAGTTGTTATAGTACTAGAAGGAGCAAAGATCTCATCGAGCTCCTTCTTCCAAACTTCCTGGAGATCCTTCGTTGATTGACCAAGATATTCATCAGACTCTACAAACTCACGAATAGAAACAGGTTTTCTCTCGTAATCAATTTCCCACAATCTTTCTAGTGTTGGAGAGTATCCGAGTTCAGACTTCTCTTTCTGAATGATTGCGACAACACCATCCATCACTTACATTGTACAACACTGTGGATGAATTAGAGAGAATCAAATACTTCAATAAGAGAACCTAGTTGCTGCGCACAGTCATTAACCGCTACATACGCGTGTTGGTAAGTCCAAGACCCTGGCTCGAGAAGATCGGAAGAGCG